GTTCTTGTGGGTTAAGGTTTGGAGATTATAACGCCTATAAAAAGCACAATGCTAAAAGAACTTGTAACTAATAAATAAAAAAAAACAAAATGACTAAAATCACAAAACAAAAAGAAGAGTTTAAGCAAGTAACAATCCAACAAAGGGTAACTATGCACAAATTCGTAGAAGTGTTGGTAGATGTACCTACAAGCGTTAATGAGTATGATATAGAGGAGTGGATGTGGGAGAACAAAGAGGAAGAGATTAGCGATATGGTTCAAAAAGCTTTTGATAAGAAAGAATTTGAAAGTGGTAGTGGATTCTATGACTATAGTGGGTTGGAGGATTTAGAGGATATTGAAACTAGGTTTCAAGTAGGAGATTATGGTGGGCATACTTATTGTTATTAACTTAAATATTATAAAATGAAAACACAAAAAACATATATGGATAATAGTTGCTTTTTAGAGATGATTGATGAGTTTACTATAAACACTATTAAGCTACAATTCAACAACAAACTATATAATGACTATGGAGATATGTACGAAGATGTAGAAGATGCTTATATAACTCTATATGATGCTAATGAAACAATAGCTAATAACTTAGGATTACATTCACTTAACGATAAAAATATATGATGTACATTTGGATAATTATTTTCTTGTTGGCATTTCTTAGAATTTGCGATTAAAATTAAAAAAAGAAACCTCCTTAATTGGGGGTTTTTTTATGCTCAAAAGTACGCTTGATTTTCTATTTACAAGCGACACTCAAAAGTACGCTTGATTTTCTATTTACAAGGGAATAAGTTTTTGGTGGTGTTGAGGGGTGGATGCTCCTTTTTTTTTGTTGGGGTGTTGCTTATATTGTTGCATCCTTTGACTAGATACAAAATACACATAATGAAAAAATAATTAATAAAAAAAGCTTTTTTAGTGTTATTATTAAAAAAATTGTATTTTAGCAATGTAAATAATTACAAAAAATTAAACTTTTTAAGATGTCAAACAAAACAACCAACACAAACACAACCCAAATAATTACAAACGCACTAGCCCTATCTTTTGGGGGGGTGATGCTTTACGCGTTTTCAATACTAATATTTAATATATAAATTATGAAAATTGTACAACAAAACACAAGCGAAGTTTTTCACTTATTTAGTAATAAGATACAAGAACAAGCAAGAAACCAAACGCAAAGCGTTTATTTTTACTCTAACTCTCTTTATTCTTTTGGCTCTCATTACAAACTAGGTTTGCACCTTAAAGGTGGGGCAATTTTAGTAAATGATAGAGGGTATAGTGTAACAACATCCAAACATATTAGCGATTTTATAAGCTCTAGTAGACATTTAAACCAATTTTTTACTAGTTCTATATTGTTAAGCGTAGCACTTGAGGAGTGTGAAGAGATAGCGAAAAAACTACCTAGAGCAAGACAAAACAAACAAAGTTTGCTAAATAGGTTAAAAACGATAAAAGAAGAGTTTACAAGATTTCAAAATTATATCAATACTCATAAAATCAAAACTATTGATTTAGATAATAAAACAATTAATTTATCTATTGATAAAAGAGGTAAACAATATAAAAGATTAGTTCATATTTTCAACTCCTTTAATAGTATAGATTTTATAAATGAAGTAAAAGAGCAAAACACAAAAAACGCCCTAGTAAAGAAACAAAAACAAAAGGAGCAAATAAAAAAATTCTATGCAAAGGGGCAAGTTGTTAGAGGTTTAAATTTTGATTTGTTAAGGTTGCATTGTGATGTTTTCCAAAATGAAATTGAGGTAGAGCCAAAGTTTATTTATAGCGTTCAAACTTCCCAAAATGTAGTTGTTAAACTAGAACAAGCTATCAATATTATAAACGCTTTAAACCTCTTCAAATGGGATAATACAAAGGCAAATCAAATGTTTTCAAATCAAAAAATTGGCTATTATACAATTAACAAAGTAGAAAATAATACTTTTTTTATTGGATGTCATAAGATTAAATTTGAAGAGATTAAAAAGCTTGAAAACTACATTAATAAGGAATATGCTCTTAGTGTAGTAAATCAATACTCCTCAAACCTAGATAGTGGCACAACTTCAAGAATAACTCAACTAATTAATCAAATATAAATTACTAACTTAAAATCAAAATTATGAAAATACAATATAGAATCTTATTTAATAGAGATAGACACAACAACAAAGTCCAAAACCAAATAAGTAAAATCAAGGACTATTTGAACAACACCCTTAAACATTCAAACCATCCTTACTTTATAGATATAGGCTTTGTGGGTGGTAGTGGTGTAGATGATGAGCAAACAAGCTTTAATTTAACCCTATACATTGCAAACGATTTGGAGAGTAGGATGAGCCTAAATGATAAGATATTAGAAACCTTCAAGGGGTTACAAATCTATATCTTTGAGAATGACGCACCTCCCTACCTTTTCCCCTTAGCGTAAGACTCAAAGCGTACCACCTCAAGCCCTCCCAATTTGGGGGGGTTTTTTTGTGGCTTATTTTAGCACCTCACAACCTCCAATATTGGGGGTTGTTTTGGTTGGTGGGTGTTGGTGGGTGTTGTGTTGTTGGTGGTGTTGTGTTGGCTTATGGTGTTGGCTTATGGTGTTGTTGGTGTGGTGGTGTGGGTGTTATTGTGTGGGCGTTGGTTGGTTGGTTCGTTCGTTCGTTGGTTGGTTCGTTGGTTGTTGTTATGGTGTGGGCGTTGGGTGTGTGTGTGGGTGTGTGGTGGTGGCTCAATTTGGGGGGTGTAGGGTGTACTTTTATAGATTCTATTTTACACTAGTTACTCATCTTTTGTTGTTGTTGTGAGGTTGTGAGGGGTGCAAAGTGTCAACACTTAACCAATCAAAAAGAGCCATTTTTTGAGGGCGTTTGAAAAGATCAAAAAAAATAATTGCATAAATTTTATCAAAGTGTTAACCACTGGGGGGGTGTTATTTGCGTGTTGAGGACTGCATTTTGAGGTAGTACGATATTCACACTAGATTTTCGGATTTTAAACTTTTATTACACCAACTGCACAATATATATTTTAGTTCCAAACTTTATTATTTATTATTTGTTATATTGTACATAAATAATGTAACTTTGTAAAATGAATAAAAGAGATCAAGGAAGGGCTGATAGGCGAGATGCCAAGCTACTCCAAAAGGAACAAGATTTAAAGATTATTAAGTCTGTTGTTTCAACTAAGAATAGTTCAGCTTTAGATATTACTAAGGACTCAGGGAAGGCTACTTCTTTGGTTAGCTACAAAAGAACCACTGAGGTTGTAAGGTTAATTTTAAGGGGAGTAAGGTACACTGACATAATGGAGTATTGCGAAGCTCATTGGGGAATTAAGAAAAGAATGGCTAGTATCTATTATAAGAAGGCATTAGAGAGTTTTGCAGAGCAATTTGCAGAGGAAAGAGAATATGAAATGGATAAACACGCTATAATGTTGCAAGATTTATATAGTCAAGGATATAAAGCAGGAGATTTGAATATCTGTAGATTATTACTCCAGGATATTGCAAAGATGAAAGGAATTGTGATTGATAGAGTTGATGTTACTAGTGGTGGGGAAGGATTTGTGTTTAATTATAAATCCCCTGAAGAAACATTATAATATTCCCTTGACCATCACTTCAACAAAAATGAAAAGGATTTTGTTAAAGGGGTTTTTATATTATTTATAAACAACAATAATAAGATGCTAATATAATCAAAATAATTAACATAGTTTGGAAACTTTAAGAATAAATTAAAACATAGAAAATGGATTTAACAATAGCTACACCTTTAAGAATTACAATATCTGACTCAATAATGGATTCGGATTACACAAACTCTCTACCCCCTACAAAGATAAGAGATAATAAGAAATTATCAATACTTAAAGAAGAGCCTAGAGAAGAGAAAAAGAAGTTCTTTAAACCTAAACTTGATGCAAAAACAAATAGCCGACCAGCTCCTTTTGAACTTGTTTCTGGAACACTTTGGGCTTTGGAGTATTCTACAGGTGGAAACTACATTCTTCTTAATGATAAACTAACTACTAAAGAACTTAAGGCATTTATCAATGTAGAGGGAGTAACTGCAAGAGCAGCTAGTGCAATTACTTTTATTGAAGATACTTTGTTGTTGGCAGAGAGTCATTCTGACAAGTACAGTTCATATACATCTGTAGATTATAATATACTTGAATTAATGAACGCTATTTATAAAACTAAGGTATTTGAAAATACAGAGATAGGTGAAGAAGCAAAATATTTTATAGAAGTATTATATGCAGATCAGTTGGCAGACAATGCTAAACATTCAGCAAGAGAAACTTTTAGGAATAAATTTAATAGAGATGAAGCATCAATAATATTTTTAACTAGCATTGGAATAATAGAATAATGAAAGAAATTAAAAAAAGTTTAGGTCTTAAGGACACAAAACCAGGAATTTTAGAATATTTATTTGGTGGATTAGCAATAGCATTTGCTTTACCCCCAGTTATTGTATATCTTATTTTAATAGTTTGTATAATAAAACCTGTAAAGGCATTAGTTAAGTCAGTTTGGAAATAGATTTTAAGCCTACACCTAAACAAGACAAAGCCTGGAATTACCTTCACGACAATGAAACAAGTGAAGTTTTATTTGGAGGAAGTGCTGGAGGAGGTAAATCATATTTTGGAGCAGCTTGGTTGTTGTATTCTTGCCTTCGTTATCCTGGCACTCGTTGGTTAATGGGTAGAGCAGTGCTAAAAACGCTTAAAGAAACTACTTTAAACTCTTTTTTTATGGTTTGTAGTGATTGGGGGGTTAAAAAAGGTCAAGTTTACAAGTTTAATGCCCAAAGTAATGTTATTGAGTTTACTAATGGCAGTTCAATCTTATTAAAAGACCTTTACCAGTACCCAGCTGATCCAAACTTTGATTCACTTGGTTCACTAGAGATTTCCGGTGCTTTTATAGATGAGGTGAACCAATGCACCGAAAAAGCAAAGAATGTTGTGGCTTCAAGAATAAGATATATGCTTTCAGAGTATAAATTACGCCCAAAAGTGCTTATGTCGTGCAATCCAGCAAAAAATTGGGTGTATGACTTCTATAAACAAGATAGAGATGGTACTTTAGCTACTCATAAGAAGTTTGTGAAGGCTAAATTAGCAGATAATCCACATATATCAGAGTTTTATGAGGAACAACTGAAAAAGCTTGATCCTGTTTCAAGAGAAAGACTACTTCATGGTAATTGGGAATATGATTCAGGTGAAGATAGACTTTTTGACTATGAATCTGTTTTAAATATGTTTACTAACTCATCTGTATCTGAAGATGTAGGTGAAAGGTATCTTTCTTGCGATATTGCTCTTCTTGGTAGTGATAAACTAGTGATTTGCGTATGGTATGGGATGGTAGTCAAGGAAATGATAACAAAAGACAAGACATCTGCCGATAATGTAGAG